TAGCGGGTAACATCGAGAAGGCAAGTTCGCAGATGCCCGGCATCGTGGAAGAACGCTTTAATCAACTTCAAGAAATTGAAGGTATCCTTGAGTACTTAAACATCGAACTTCGTAGACTTCGCAGTCAACATTTTCGCAAGTATTTAGAAAACTATCAACGAGCTTTGTCTTCTAGAGACTGTGAAAAGTTTGTAGAAGGCGAAGCCGACGTTGTAGATTTCGAAAAGATCATCAACGACTTTGCCTTGTTACGCAACAAATGGTTGGGCATTATCAAAGCACTTGATCAGAAACAATGGCATCTCAGCAACATTGTTAAACTAAGAGTATCCGGATTAGAAGACGCCAGTCTTTAAACATTGAGTAATATACGCAGATAAATATCTGCATGAAACGCATTGTACTAATCACAGGGGGTTTTGATCCCCTTCATTCTGGGCACATAGCCTACTTCAAAGCAGCCAAAGCATTGGGAGACATCCTTGTTGTTGGTGTTAACTCAGATGCATGGTTAACACGCAAAAAAGGCTCTCCTTTCATGCCCTACAAAGAACGTGCAGAAATCGTACGTAATATTGTAGGTGTAGACTTTGTTATAGATTTTGATGACACCGACGGAAGTGCTAAACACGCTATCCAAATGGTAAGAGCTAGCTATCCGCAAGATGGTATTATTTTTGCCAACGGTGGGGATAGGACCAACGACAATATTCCAGAAATGGATATTGTTGACGATAACTTGCAATTTGTATTTGGTGTCGGTGGATTTAATAAAGCAAATTCTAGTTCATGGATTCTCCAAGAATGGAAGGCTCCTAAAACAGAACGTCAGTGGGGCTATTATCGTGTGCTACACGAAGTTCCTGGTATGAAAGTCAAAGAACTTACAGTAAATCCCGGATGTAGTTTATCGATGCAACGTCATAATCTACGTGCCGAATATTGGATAGTCAGTGAAGGTGAGGCTGTGGTTAACAGAGAAACGCCGTTGAATTTTGAACTAGCTCCAGCAATGCTAGATAAACACGACCAACTGCATGTTGCAGTACAAGAATGGCATCAACTTACTAATCCCTACGACCACCCATTAAAAATTGTAGAAATACAATACGGTGAGCAATGCATTGAAGAGGACATCGAACGAAAATGATTCCAATTTTTATCGGTTACGACCCTCGAGAAGCCATAGCATATCACGTATGCACAAATAGTATTATTAGACATTCTAGTCATCCAGTGAGTATCAATCCACTGGCACTGAATATATTAAAAGACTACGAAGAGAAACACACCGACGGTAGCAATCATTTTATCTATAGTCGTTTCCTTGTTCCTCACTTAATGCAATACAAAGGTTGGGCAATATTCATGGACGGCGATATGTTGTTGCGAGACGATATTGAAAAACTATGGGCATTGCGAGACGAGACCAAAGCAGTCATGGTTGTTAAACACGACTACAAAACTAAAATGACTGAAAAATATCTCGGTTCTAAAAATGAAGATTATCCTTGTAAAAATTGGTCAAGCGTGATTCTTTGGAACTGTGGACACCCTGCTAATGCCGTGGTTACTCCGGAGTTTATACAAAATGCCACCGGGGCACAGGTACATAGATTTACCTGGTTAGCCGATGAGTTAGTTGGCGAACTACCAGTAGAATGGAATTGGCTAGACATTGAATATGCGTGGAATCCTGCAGCAAAATTAGTTCACTATACACTAGGAACACCATGCTTTCATGAATTTTCAGATCAAGGATGTTTTGCCAACGAATGGCATAGAGAACAAATTTACGTAGATTATTGTCTACAACACGGCCTATGATCTTTTTAAGCAAGGATGGCAAGGATCCGTATATCAACATGTTTGCACACGGATGCAATACCAAGACGACCTCAACTGAAGATTTTAATTATAACGACAGCACCGATCCTATTATATTAAGAGGAATACTTAAGAAAAAGTGGATGCATCAATGTTGGGAAGATGCTAGAACTTTTTACTATATGGACACAGGATATTTTGGCAACGAAAGAACTGATTCAAATCCCAATGGTTGGAAATATTGGCATCGTATAGTAAAGAACGATCTGCAACACGGTGAAATCGTACCAAGAAAAGATGATAGATTCAGACATTTTAATAAAACGTTTCAGCCCTGGAAGAAAGATGGTAGAAAGATACTAGTAGCCAAGCCAGATGAAAAACCCATGCGATTCTATGACTACGATCTAGATATTTGGTTAGAACATACAGTAAATGAAATAAAAAAATACACAGATCGACCGGTGGTAGTTAGAGAGCGGGCACCTAAAAGATTGGATAGAACAGTTAACGACACACTAGAACAGGTCCTAAACAACGATGTATTTGCGTTGGTTACATTCAACAGTGTAGCTGCCACAGAAGCTGTATTTCAAGGAATACCTGCATTTACTCTAGCACCAGCCAATGCAGCTAGTCCTGTTAGTCTACAAGATCTATCTAAAATAAACGAACCTTACTATCCTGATCAAGATAAATTATATGCATGGGCCTGCCACTTGTCATACGGTCAATTTCACAATTCAGAATTAAGAAACGGCAAGGCATTGGAGATGCTGCAACATGGATGAACTATCGATAGAAGAAACATTTCAGAACACAATCAAAGGTGCATCACTAGAAGTCTATCGAGGCGTTGTTAAAAGAAAACACATACAAAGAGATTGGCAAGAGAAAAAAGATTTTTATTATATAGATACGGGGTATTTTGGAAATTTTATAAGTCCTGGTAATCCTGGCGGTAAAAAACTATTTCATAGAATAGTTAAAAACGATGTGCAAAAACATTGGTTAGAAAAATATCCCAACGATCGTTGGCAAGAAATTTGTAAAATTGATCCTAGATATATTTGGAAGGGTTGGAAGAAGCAGGGGAAAAAGATTTTAGTAATCGTACCAAATAGGAAATCTTGTGTGTTTTACGGATATGATAATGATCCATATATCAACGGTGAAAAACCTTGGTTAATGAACACAATAGAAACCATAAAAAAACACACAGATATGGAAATAATCATCAGAGAAAAAGGAAGTAGATCGGCACGACAACATCATTCGATATTTGATGCGCTAGATCAAGGAGTATTTGCTACTGTAGCATTCAACAGTATTGCAGCGTTGGAGTCTGTGATTTACGGTATTCCTGCATTTGTCACTGTGCCATGTGCAGCATCTCCCCTAGCCCTAACGGACCTTAGCCAAATATCTACACCATTCTATCCGGACGAATCATTGGTACAACAGCATTGTGCATCGTTGGCCTACGGACAATTCACAACCGAAGAAATAGCCAACGGCACAGCATGGAAATTATTAAAAAAATGAAACTATTAGTAAATGATAAAGAATTAGCAAAATATCTTATTTCTTTGATAGATTTAAATCAACAATGCCGTGATATTACGGTAGACACATCCAATAATTCAAAATTAGCCGAAGCTATTATTTTTATCATAGAAAAACGTGATCATCATAAATTCGATCTCAACAAATTTAGAGACAAATTTAAAGAAAAGTTGCATCGCGGAATTTCAGCAGATTTAAAAGAATATGTAAACAAAGTAAATAATCGGTTGACGTATTTTAGATCAAATCATTTTAAAAAAATTCACAAGCACATTGAATATTTTATAGATAGATTAGATGAAAAAAATATCATAGACAGATACATCAACAGCGACAGTCAATATTTTATCAAAACTGTCGGACAACAAATAGATCCCACTGCAACTATGATTAGGCGGAAAAATTTCACAGACAGCAGAGAAGATTGCCTGTTGAGAAACACAGTAGGCAATGAAAATATCATTGTGGATAAAATCGACAACAGTCTTCCGTTTTGGTTCATAGATAGTGGGTATACAAATTTTATCGAACCCAATAAAAAGTGGCATAGGCTCACCCGAAATCATCTGCACTTTAATAATCAATTTGTTGCACCCGCGGATAGATTAAAAAACTTTACAGAGTTTCCTAGACCTTGGTGTAAGACCGGCAAAAAAATATTGATAGTAGAACCTGGTGAATTTGCTGCTAGTATCATGCATGTGGAACCAAAATCTTGGACTAAAAATATTGTAAACGAATTGAAAAAACACACAGACCGTCCTATAGAAATTCGATCGAAGGATAATAAAAAGACTCGTACTAGTCTCTATCAAACTCTGATTGACGGTGATTATTATTGCACCATCAGTATTAATTCTAATAGTGCTGTCGAATCTGTTTGGGCTGGGATTCCTGCCATTACCCTTGACAAGCATGTCAGTAATACTGTAACTAGAAATAGTCTTGCACAGATCAATGATTTATACTACGGACCGTTAGGAGACTGGTTAGCATGTCTCAGCTATTGTCAATTTACCTACGACGAACTCATGGATGGCACTGCACTCAAGATCATTAAGGAATATCACAGTGTCTAATATCACTGCTGTGGCCTATTATGCTG